TTACCCTTGCCAGACCTCGGTAGATCTGGTGAGCGCTACAGACAACCTGTCGCTTGAGGTGACAGAAGCGATACTTGGGACTTTACTTCGTAAGTCTCAGATGATTCCAGGACCGGTTAGCCTACGGGCTTTTCAGTCACTCCGTCCGCTTATTGATTGCGACGGAGAGGAGAAGGAAGTATCGCATGGGCAGATGATGGGGAGCTACCTCTCTTTTCCTTTGTTGTCTCTTCACTCGTATCTTGCGGCGCTTTGGGCGCTTGGCGGGAGAGAAGGGACAATCCTGGTAAACGGCGACGACACGCTCGTCTCGAGTAACGTTTACCTTGAAGCGTCTTCATACCCTAGCGGGTACAAGCTTAACGATCTGAAGACGATTCGTTCAGAAAATGTCGCCGAAATCAATTCAACAGCATTTCTGAGGGGTTCAAAGGGCAAGTGGCGTGAGATTCGTCACTTGCGGAGAGGTGGATTTCTTTCCGATTACCACGGTATGATGCACGGCGCATCTGCTGTTCGTGGCTCGGTTGACTGGACGAATGCGTTCATTCGGTCACGAATCGGAAAGAAGTGGGGGTTCTTGCCTTCCCAGCTTGGGTTGCATCCCAAGTCGTTTCCCGCCCATCAGCGAGAAACGTCAATGTCGAACAGGATCTTCACCTGTCTACCGGCTCCGCCCAAAGCGGATTCGACATTGCTTCTGGCTGTCCGTAGACAGCTAGATCCCGATGAAACCATTGCAATGTTCCTACATCAGTGGGAACACGGTCGGGAGGGGGGCAAGAAGAGAGACGTATTTCAGCCATCGGTTGGCGAGGTACGTCGGACCTATGCGTACAGATCTGTGAAGGTCTGGCGTCAGCTTTCATATCTTGGGAAGCTGAGGGCTTTGAAGTTGCCCGCGCATAGAGAGGAGGAAGAACTGCGTTTTCTGCCTGCAGATTACGTCAGTAAGAGAGAGGACGAAGTCCTTCGTGAACTGGTTTCCTTCGGTTCACAGTACTAGGGACTTCACAAGAGAATGGTCTCTTGGCCAGAGTGTACGATGAGAGCATTTCGGTGGCGGCACGATCCGCGGCGTCGAAAGAAACTAGACGTGTAGTGCTCAATGATTCGTACGGTGGGGGCAGAAGTGTAGATGAGATGGTGCCACGCCGAAAGGCGTAGGTTTGCACTCTCCTTGAAAGCCTGGACGGAAACTTCCAAAGTTAGTAGGGGTGCAGCACCCTTCTCCGCCAACAACAGCGCACCAGGCATGGTGTGTCAATTCTCTGCGTTCCGAGAAGCTGTTTGGGGTTGGGTAAGCTTACGTTCGAGTAGGCCTCCTTCTGCATGAC